CACCACGCTGGCCACCAAGGAGTTTCTGCCGCCACGTGACCAGGTGTGGTCGGCCCTGGCATTGACGCCATTATCTACGGTCAAGGTGGTGATTCTGGGTCAAGACCCTTACCCGACGGTAGGAAATGCTCATGGATTGGCATTCTCGGTACTACCGACAGTTAACCCGATACCTGCCTCCCTTAAAAACATCTACAAAGAATTGGCGGCGGATTTGGGGTGGCCCGTGGATAAGACGGGGCTGCCTTTACATAAGAAAACGGGCCATCTGGTATCCTGGGCCGAACAAGGGGTCTTACTGCTGAATACGGTGCTGACAGTGGAAGCAGGTGCGCCCCAGTCGCATGCCAAGCTGGGATGGGAACCAGTGACGGACCACTTGTTACGCACCATTGCGGCGACACGGCAGCACGTGGTCTTTGTACTATGGGGGAAATCGGCACAAGCCAAACGGGGCGCAATTGCACTGTATGAGGAAAAGAATGGGCATCTGGTACTGGAGGCCGCGCATCCATCGCCGTTGAGTGCGTCAAAAGGGTTCTTGGGGTCGCGACCGTTTAGCACGGTAAACGCATGGTTGGAGAAGAAAGGGCTGGCGGGGGTGGAATGGTAAAGCGGCCATAGGCCGCGACACGCCCTTTGGGTGTTTAAAGCGGCCATAGGCCGCGACACGCCCTTTGGGTGTTTAAAGCGGCCAAAGGCCGCGACGCTGCTTTGCAGCTCAAAGCCCCCTGCGGGGAGACACGCCCTTCAGGCATCATAAAAAGAATCAAAGGCCATCGCCTATTTTTTATTACGCTTAGTAGAATATGACTTCTGTTCTGCGAACAAATGCAGCCTTCAACGCGCGTACCAAGCCGACTACGGGCGACACCAAAACCTCCTTCGTCATTGATGACCACATGGGCTGGCTCAAGTGCGATGGCCGCGGTCTAGATACAACGTCCTATAATCTACTCTTTCAAGTCATTGGCTACTCCTTCGGTGGCTCGGGTGCCTCTTTTAACTTGCCCGATGCACAGGGTCGTGCTCTTGGCTCTGTCGGTACGGTGGTGGATGTGGATGAACGCAGTCGTAGCTACATGCCAGGTGACAGTGTCGGCGAACTAGACCATCAATTGGTGTTGAGTGAAATTCCTTCTCACAATCATGACGACAATGCGCCCACGCAGGCGCCCCCGCTTGCGGGTAATACCAGCACAGCCAGCACAGGCATTACCCATAATGGTACGGGCCCAATTGGTACAGGCAATGGCTATGGTCTCGTATATCAGGATGGTCATAGCACCATGAATGGTTCCGTGAACGATGGCAATGAGCCGAACTTGTTTACTTCCAGTCGTGCTCTTACCCTGACCGATCCTGGACACAAGCACGCCATTGCCGCCAACGGTGGTAACCAGTACCACAACAATGTGCCGCCCACCCTGTTTTATGGTAACTTGTTCGTGTATTCGGGTGTGCCTCTTGTTGGTAAATTCCCATTTACACTGGGTACAAATCCTATGATTATATAGGGGGTTCCAATGGGATACACTTGTAAAGCAAGCCCCCCCAAGCGGCGTCACCCTCTGTTTGGATGTAGTTGCACCCTTGGTTGATTCTCTCTATCTAGTAGATGACCGATTTCTTTGAAGTTACCTGCCCTCACTGTCACGGCACGGTTATTATTCAGAAAAATGAGGTTAACTGTCGCATCTTTCGACATGGGGTGTATAAAGTGAACAATGAACCTGTGCCACCGCATGCACCCAAGGTGGAGTGTGATAGGTTGGTAGAGCAATCGCTGATTTTTGGATGTGGTCGACCCTTTCAGGTACAGGATTCGACGGATGCTTCAGGCAATTTGATAGTGGTGGCGATACAATGTGATTATATTTAATTTGTGATTGCAATTGATGCATATTTTTCCTATCTTTGGTATACTTCCGATATCCCAAAAATAGGATGACCTAGTAGCAATATGGGGTGCTGTATGGTGAAAATTATGATGGACCCTACCCTAGTAACAGCTGATACGGATGTAGATTCGAATATCATTCGAATTATGACAAAGACGGGGACAGTGACTACCGATGGTGTGATAGTCGATGGAGTGATTACTGATGGAGTGACTACAGATGGAGTGATAGTCGATGATATCCACCTTCAACGGGAAATGGATACAATGGTACGATGGAGAGATCAGGATTCACAGATAGAATCTAGGGATTCACAGATAGAATCTAGGGATTCACAGATAGAATCTAGGGATTCACAGATAGAATCTCGCGCCGAGTCACCCGATTCACAGGTATACAGTGATACCGCGAGTCATACGAATGAATTGTTCAAAGAATATAAAGAGAATATTAACACAAATATCCCTTACCACTTTATTGATATTATGGATGACAAGCACACCAAATACATGCGCCATTACAGTGATGGAGGCAAACCGTATTCCATCTTCTGGGGTATTGGTGTTGAGAATGAATCCTATCTGAGGCTGCGTCACACACAGCCTTTTTCAACACTTCGACAGAAACGTGAACGATATAGTGTCGATTACTTTAAGAACTTCAAATCAGAGCCTTTACAGCTGGCTCTTGCTCATATCAGTAGCCAGAAGGCGGCCTGTCCCGTCTACATTAATGCCCATACCTTTCAGGCCACGGATGCCAATAACGAACATCGCACTCTGTACGATGAATTCTCCACTCCTAATCCCAAATTCACACAGTCCATCCATGATGTACTCATGGCCAAGTCTGCCTTCTACAAGAAAGTCTATGACCATTCCGTTGTCTTTGATGGCGACACCATCGAATTCATTACCCAGAACTTCTACAATGCCACGGCGGAGAACTGTGTGGCTGAACTATGCACCTTGAAAGAGCGCTTTTTAAAGGAAATCTCGCCTTATTTTACACAATGGGGTGAGATTACCTTTCCAGATCACAACTATGGCCTGGTTACGTTTTTCAGTACGCATCGACGAAACCTAGGACTGTGTAACAATGGCACCCTGCATCTAAACCTTACACTACCGACCATGTTGGAGAATGGTGTCATTGCCAACAAACACAAATTTGCAGAAGACCATCTGCGGTTCATCTCGTATATCCAGATGCTGGAACCGCTACTGGTAGCATGCTATGGGACGCCTGATGTGTTCTCGGTACTAAAGACTGAACAAGAGGGCCTAAAGGCTGAACAAGAGGGCCTAAAGGCTGAACAAGAGGGCCTAAAGGCTGAACAAGAGGGCCTAAAGGCCGCATATTCTATCGGCAGTCTCCGCGTGTCTCTTAGTCGCTACATTTCATTACAGACCTTCGACACAACCCGACCTGTTAACGGCAAACTCTTATTACAGTTAAAACCAGTCGACCCCGCCTTTTGGTATAATCAGATGCAAGATTCACCCTATGTGTGCAACAAAGAGATTGGCTTTGACATAAACTTTAACAAATTTAAGAATCACGGGGTAGAGCTGCGATTCTTCGATTGGTTTCCCGAAGTATACTTAGTAGAGGTCCTGAATCTATTGATTCTTTTGGCACAGCATAGCCATGATATATACCATTGTCACAGTCCAGTTGTTGATAAAGCTCAGTATAACAGTATTATTCTGGGATGCGTGAAGGAAGGGTTTCGTCATACCCTGTCAGCTACAGAGTGTACTATGATTCTGCGGGATTTGCACTTGCCACAGGCCACTATGCCACAGGCCACTATGCCACAGGCAACCGCCGAAGGCAGGGACAGGCCGCTCCTGAATATGCCCATGTCGCCCCATTACCTCCTCTCTTACATCTGCAACACCCTATACGATACCTACCACCATGGCGACATTGTTCAGCGTATGTCACCCCATATGCAGCGACCCTGTCTCCATAATTACAACCAAGAGGCCTATGAACGCCTACAATCAGATGTGTATGGTTCTGTCATCTAACGCTATTTCACACAATCCTCTCTCTACTGTAAAATTGACACACTTTCCTATTTAAAACATGATAGCAATACAACAGTGTATACTACGCTGTACAAATGGACCCATCTTCTTTCTCCGGTTTTAATATCGACATGTCAGCTTCCATCGCTTCTCCTGGTCTGCGTGCGAAATCGGCTACACTGGAAAGTGTGGAGGATCTACCTGTGCTAACACCTGCCACAGCATCAGTAAGCAATGATGGCTTTGTCGAGCCCATCCTTCGTGAAAACCCCACCCGTTTCACCCTCTTTCCTATTATGAAACCCAAGCTCTTCCAGAAATACAAGGACCACCTGGCTGTCTTCTGGACACCCGAGGAGATTGACCTAGCCAAAGACATGAAAGATTGGGTTAAACTGAGCAACAATGAGCGATTCTTCATTAAAAATGTACTCGCTTTCTTTGCAGGGTCAGATGGGATTATTCAGGAGAACCTGGCGGCACGGTTTATGAATGAGATTCAGTTGGCCGAAGCGAGACAGTTCTACTCAGTACAGTTGATGATGGAAGCGATTCATTCTCAGACCTATTCCCTACTCATTGATACTTACATTGAAGATAAAGAAGAGAAGCTACATTTGTTCCAGGCCATCCAGACCATTCCCTGTGTCAAATTAAAGGCCGACTGGGCCAAGAAATGGATTGAAACGAAAGAAGAGAACTTTGCTACCCGCTTGGTGGCTTTTGCGGTGGTCGAAGGCATCTTCTTCAGCGGCTCCTTCTGCGCCATCTATTGGCTCAAGGAGCGCGGACTCATGCCTGGGCTTACCGTGTCCAACGAGTTCATTGCGCGCGACGAGGGGCTCCACACTGATTTTGCCTGTGCGTTGTATGAGGAAATCGAGCATAAGCCGCCGAAGGCCAAGGTCCACAAAATCATTCGTGAGGCGGTCAAGATTGAGAAACAGTTTATTACCGAGTCACTCCCATGTAACCTCGTCGGCATGAATCACAAGCTGATGACCCAGTACATCGAGTTCGTGGCGTCACGACTGAGCAAACAGTTGGGGTGCGGGGAGCTGTATGCGACCGCCAATCCTTTCGATTTTATGGAGCGGATTTCACTAGAAGGTAAAGATAATTTCTTTGAGAAGCGGGTGACAACATATGCGAAGGCGAACATTAATGCGACAGCGCATGAGAAGAGCTTTTCGCTGAATGAGGACTTCTAAGCGCTTTTCACAAAAGCGCCCAAAACCCTATCATAGACGCTTTTCACAAAAGTGCGCAAAACCCTATCATAGACACTTTTTGTAAAAGCTCCCAAAACTCTATCGAGGGATGATTCGATATACTAAATATTATAAAAAATAGTTGATATTTTTTATAGCATTATAATGGTTCTGTTATAAGGGGGACAGTTATAGCAATCGTGCATTCGTCCCCCACATCTCTTCATAGCAGTCTTTGTACAGACTGGCATCTTTTCCCGTCGCCCAGACATCTGTCCGATTTACCAGTCGCAAGAGTGAGAATAATCCATAGGGTGATGCATATACGGTGCCGTTGATGACCGAGACAATCACTCGGCTACCTATCAGGTCCGTCGGTGGTTTAATCGTGGCTGTGTACTGACGATAGGCACCATACGTGAACATGGGGACGGCCCAGTACATATATCGTCGAAGTATCATGGCTTCCATTGGAAGTCCTCATTACTTCATTCACCGTAGCAATCTTTATGTGGTGTAATTACTAGAAGTCCCCACATGACATCTTCACAGTTTCTACAAATCATCTACGGAGTTGCCATTGTCCTCCTACTGTACGCGATGGCACGCGAATACTATTTGGTCTATTATGTGGGCGGCACCGCCGTCTATGGGTCTCCCGTTATACAGCGACTGTTTCCTGGCAACAAGATGGCTCCTACCTGGGGCTATAATACCATTGGACGGATGCCCGCGGATGCCACCCATCATGGTCAAGGTACCTACTGGCCCGAGGCAGGGACGGGCTATGTACCCAAGAAGAACGGGAGTGGCGGTCTGTCTCCTTCGGGTGGAGAGAGAGGTGCAGGGGAGGTGCCCCTTACGGAAGTGGAGGTGGGGTGGTGGAATGTGGCGGCGGAGTATCCCGTGCGGACCATTCAGAATGTGTATGAGGCGCGGGAGGGAATTCCCGAGGCGAAGGTGTCTGAGGTGGGTCACTGGTCTGGTTAAAAACAGATGATACTAGAGAATGACAGGTACTGTCTTGATTGCTGGTCTACTTTTGTGTTTGATTGCAGCACTGCTGTATCGACAACAGTATATGGTACGTGGCGTGATAGAAGTCCCTGTAGAAAAAGTGGCATGGCCTTGGACACTGACTACCTATTCGTATTGGCCATATTGGTTTGGTAGTTCAAGCGGCTCAAGCGATGCAAATCGCAGTTCTTACGAAATACATGGTCATCGTCAGATCTATGCACCTCCATGGGGTGGAGCAGGACGCGGTGCAAATGGAGGACACAGTGGCGGTCACGGAGGACATAGTGGCGGTCACGGAGGACATAGTGGCGGTCACGGAAGTAAGTAAGATTTAGGTGCGAAATAAGCGAGCTACGATGGATTTCTTGACGGGCGTCTTTAAGTCCTCCGTTTGGTCATTCTTTAGGTCCATTCTTTAGGCCCTCTGTTGGTACATGATTTTCTACCATGCTCGGATGTGGTACTGTGGTAGAGCAATACCGATATGCACGATACGCAGGTCCGTATTTGTCTGAGCGACTAGCCTCTTCGAATGCATCGAGGTCTTTTTCCAGCTCTTCCATGCGCTTACATTTGCTGAGTTCTTCCGCGATACTGTCAATGGTCATGGGATGAATGGTCGCAGGAGAGACATCATGTACTTTTGAAGAGCTGGAGCCCATTTTCTAGAGGGTTTGATTTTATTTCCTCTTCAGTCCCCGTTCATATATCGCCCTCTCCGCATAATACGCCGCCAATTTTCGTTCATACTCTTCTTGCTCTACACGATGCTTCTCTTTTAGTTGCTCAATGACGCTCTGTTTTTGGACCTCTGCAGCCTTCAAGGCTTCCTGTTGCTTGTACTCCTCCATTTTCCGATGGTACTTTGCCAGTTCTAATGCGTACTGTTTAGCTTCATACTCCGCCCTCGCGGCCTGATAGACCTCCATTTCTTTCTGGTATGTCTCCATTCGTCGCCGCTCTTCATCATGATAAGCATCATAGACACTGCTACAACAGGAGCTGGCCATGGCCTGATAGTCATACCTATTACGTATGTCCTCTATGGCTGCTATTTTAGAGCGTATTTCTGCATCTTTTGCATACGTTGCGTGTATTGCTTTGGAACGCTGCATCTCCGCATGCACTTGCAAAAGACTGATGCCTGAATCGAGACGGACATCTTCTTCCAGTTGGTCGAGCTCTTCTGCACTAAAGGCATGGTCTAGTTGCTTCGCCTCTGGTTGCTGCGCTTCTGGTTGTTCTAGTTGCTTTGCTTCTAGTTGTTCTAGTTGTTCTAGTTGTTCTAGTTGTGCTGGGTCCATCTAAACGTATTCTACTATATCTAGATAAATGAGCAATGAAGTGGTCATTCCTGTGGATTCCTCTCCAGCTTCTCGCACTGCTGATTCTGTTCATCATGTACCTGCTACTGCTGATTCTACTGTATCTTGTTCTTCAACAGCTGACACACGTAGAAACATCACAGTCCATCACCAACCTATTGATTCTACTGTATCTATTGTTGCTACTCATCCACCTCTGGCGTCGACTGTGCCTCTGGCTACAGTAGGTCAACTCGGTCCACCCATACCACCGCTCAAACCCGAGTCTCTCAAAGAACTCGAGGCAGAGATTGCTGCACTACAGCGTTCGACTGGCCCTTTGACTACTGCTAGTCCTTCGACTACTGCGAATCCTTCTGGTATCACTGGAACAACAACTGCAACTGACATGATGCAACCTCTAAAGCCTATCGAGCCTGTCCTCCATCTCGATCATATGTTCACCCAGACGCAACGGAACGCCATGGCCATCCTCTGTCCCATCGAATTCAAATACGAACAAATCGACGCCATGCTGAACAGCTCATTCAACAGTCGCGAATCCAATGCCTCCATGATTCTTGACATCATTGCCATTTTCCTCAAAGGCCAGAAGATTCTCTACACCGAAGCCAAGTCGCTCTGCGAATACCGTCTTAATTTTCTCATGATTCCCACCATCTGCATTACTGCGGTCTGCTCTGTCATTAGTATCGCACTCAAAGAATACACCTATGGGGCCTTACTGGTTAGCTGTTTAAATGCCTTGAACTTCTTCTTTCTCAACTTGATTAACTACATGAAACTGGATGCCAAGTCGGAGGCACATCGTGTCGCGGCCTACAAGTTTGACAAACTGCAATCTAAGATTGAATTCAATTCAGGCAAGGCCATGTTCCTCAAATCGGCCAGTGAGAAACTACCAAAACTTATCGAGGATACCGAGAAGGATGTGCAGGAGATTCGTGAGACCAACCAGTTCATTCTGCCCGAGGAGATTCGTTACAGCTACATGGAACTCGACAATACCAATGTCTTTACAGAAGTGAAGTCAGTACAGGCCCTGGAGATAGATTGCACCAATCGACTAAAAGACGTGATGAACGAGGAGATTAACTTTTACATACGCGTCAAAGATACGGCAACTGACATGGACCGTATGCGGTTGGCCGTGTACGATGTGCACAAGAAGGCCCTTATCAGTCAGATGATTTCCATTCGCAAGGAATACACTCGCATCGATGTGAAGTTTACCGAAGAGATTAATCGGAATCTGCGGAGCTGTGGGCGACGGTGGCAGTTATGCTCGTTCATGAAAACCTGAAGCGAAGCTTCAGGTTTGAATACATTCTTGCGCTTCGCACAGCACCTTCGGCTAACCATTCAAATTCGATATCGAATTATAAAATTTGAAGGATACATTGCCATATCAATGACCAACACAATTGCCTGATACGAATGGCAGCAGTCATATCGCAATCGCAAGTGAACAACTATGAACTCAAACAAATTCGCGGCATCCCCTACTATCTCCGTGAAACTACCCTCTACACCTTCGAGCTCGACCAAGGTGTCCCCTCTGCCCACTCCATCGCCATCGGTACCTACGATGAAAAAACAGACAGCATCACCTATGACGAGCAATGGGTCGCCCTCTGTCAGCCTCGACTCGACGCCTATCGCCAGTCCCTCATCGCTCTTGAGCGCGACAAGCTCCGCGACAATATCGTCAAACCCGTTAAAAAGTCGCGTAAAGGTACGCGAAATCCTCGAAAATCCGCCAAAGATACGCCTACTGCGAGTAAATAGAGGGGACCTGGGAGCCGTGACCGAGATGATGCGCGAGTGGTTCACGGATGCACAGTATGCGGCTCTTCCTAAGAAATAAACGAATCTGATACACAGTATCACTACTATCACACAAAAATCACCATACACACAAAAAGATAAATAATATCTTATTTTTTATAAGCTCGGTGGCCTTTGGCCACTTTTTGGAGCTCGGTGGCCTTTGGCCACTTTTTGGAGCTCGGTGGCCTTTGGCCACTTTTTGGAGCTCGGTGGCCTTTGGCCACTTTTTGGAGCTCGGTGGCCTTTGGCCACTTTTTGCGCACTTTTTCTTAAAAAGTGCTAAGTGCCTATGAATGAATAATCTGATAATTCGTCGACAACGGCACCCCCATCGGTCCCGTTGGATTTCTACCCGAAATGGCCACGCGTGCCGCCGTGGTAACCAGTCCCTGGCGGTACATCAGGCGCTCGCCTTCCGATTTGAACTGCGGATAAGGCATGTGGTGGGCCAGAGATTGGTTTGTCGAACGAATGGCTGCCGTTTGCTGGTTGATGTAGTTGAAATACGTCACATTCGCCGTATTACGATAGACCTGGTTGGCATCTGACCCCACGGGTAAGGGGTATTGCGGCTGCGACCCTGCATAGCTTTGGAGCGTACTGAAGATGACAGGGCTGTCGGCATTGAAATTGGTGGCATTGTAGGGCGGTTGGGGGCATGCGTTTCGTGTTTCGGGTACACCTGAGTTGTAATAGGCCATCTGTGATAGCGTGCGGTTTAAAAATGCTTAGTGCCAAGCACTTTGTAACAGTGCCAATATAAAGTGAGGGTATCTACTTTTTAGTAATATGTCACTGCCTATGATTCCGAATGCAACGCCGAATGCAACGCCACATGCAACACTGGCTCAACCCAAACTCCTCACCCTGAATCGCTCCGCGGTCCGCAATCAGAAAACGCTGATATGGTTGCAGCATCAAACCGCCACCACTACTTGGTCCAAGTGGGATGCTGTCGTGACCAGTGTGGCAGATTACAAGTATTGGGCTAAACCTTCGGTCAAGATGGTAGGGCTAATCGTCACCCATGTACCTTTCACGGAAGAACATATAACAAAAGACAGTACCCAGGAATTCCTCGCCGACCTCTTCGCCATTTCTAAAGAAGTCTCCACCGTGCTTCTTTCTCAAGCCGTCCTCTCCCTCAAATCGGAAGCCTACTGGACCGACAACTACGATAACCTGATTCTACTAGATACAGTGCATGAATCCTATCCTTTCGTGTCTGTACCCTGGGATGGTAGTCAGAAGGATGCCGTGGCCCTTTTTGCCCATCTCTGTCGCTACCATCGTCTGGTGGACTGCCCGTTGAGCGCGGAGCGCGGTGCCGTCTATCGTCAGGTCGGTATTACCGTGGCGACCAATGTGCAGCCCGAGCAAATCTGGCTCATTGGACAATACTTCAGGCACAAGAATAAGGAGCGCGCACAAGAAATCAAAGAGTGTCTCGCCCTTAACTGTGCCAATCCCCACATTGATAAGATTATACAGCTGACGGAACAAGATTGGTCAAAAGACTGGCGTGGACTGACGGGGGCCACCAAGATTCAACAGTGTGTCACAGGACAGCGGTTGACATATGCCCACTTTTTACAGTTTGTTCACGACGAAGTTCCCGCGAATACCTATGTGATTCTGGCCAATTCGGACATCTATCTGGGGGATTCTTTGACAAATCTGTGGTCGATGAACCTACGGGGACTGATGCTGGCGCTACTGCGATGGGATGACACGGTGACCTCCTGGCTTGGTAGTAAAGAACTCCGTGGTGCTGCCGAGCGGCAACAGGCCGTGCTATTTGGCCCCCGCGCTGATTCCCAAGACACCTGGATTCTCTTCTCTGATTCTATTAAAGACGTAACCTGGAAGTACGCGGCTTTCCAGTTTCAACTCGGGCAAGCGGGCTGCGACAATGCCTTTGCAGGGCTCATGCTCCAAAATGGGTTCGCCCTCTCCAATCCCGCCCTCACCTTTAGAACATATCATCTGCACAACACGGGTATTCGCGACTATTCCACAGCCAATACTATCCGCCGCCCCTTGTATATCAACCTCGTACC